GCGATAGAAAGAGAAGATTACTTAGTGGCTTGTGAAGAAATGATTGATTCAAGATGGGCTAATCAAGTAGGTAACAGGGCTATGAAATTATCCCTAGCTATGAAAAATGGAGAGTGGTCGTGACTGAAGAAAAGAAAAAATGTGTAACATGTGAATGTTATGAGTGTGATTGTGAGGAGTGCAATTGCCAGTGCCACAAAGAAGATAAAGATGAGGAGGTACAAGGAGTACCAGTGTGATTGAATTTGTGCTTGTGTTTATGATGGGATTAAGCGTAGTAGACCAAACACAAACCTTCCAAGATATAGATAGGTGCTTATATTTTGCACAAAGACTACATAACCAACCATCTATACCTCAAAGGGAAGGATCTAATTTACAAATAACAGCGTACTGTAAACCAGTAAGAAAGAAATAAAATGCCACTTAAAAGAGGTAAATCTAATAAAACAATCTCTGCTAACATCAGAACAGAAATGAGAAGTGGCAAACCCCAAAAGCAAGCTATAGCGATAGCTCTATCTAAAGCAGGTAAAAGTAAGAGGAAAAAGTAGGTGTTAGCAGAATTAGCCGCAGCAAACGCTGCCTTTTCGGTTATCAAGCAATTTGTGTCCAACGGCAAAGAACTGAGTGGATGTGCGAAACAGATAAGCGATTTTGTATTTGCAAAAGAAGAACTAGAAAAGAAAGCAAGTAAACAAAAGGCTAAAGGGGTAGGAGGTTCAGACCTAGAAGAGTTCATGGCTCTTGAGCAATTAAAAGAAAAAGAAGAAGAACTCAAGAAGATGATGATCTATTTAGGTAGACCCGGATTGTGGCAAGATTGGCAAGCCTTTCAAGCTGAAGCTCGTAAGTCTAGACGTTATCAGGAAAAGATGGCAGAGAAACGTAGACAAGAGTTGATGGAATATGTTGGCTATGGAATAGCTTTTATTTTAGTTATATTCTTTGCAGGGTTATTGGCATGGGCTGCAGGTAAGTGGGTAGGAAGATTTTAGATTGACATTAGGCTAATCTTTCTGTATAATCCTAGAAAGGAGTACGCCTTATGAACAACCTTGCTGCTCAAGCTTTGATTTTTCAATATAAGTTAAAAATTGAAAATGCACAAAGTTTACTGAATAATAATAATTCATCGCTAAATGCACTAGATCAAGCATTAAAAGATATAGTAGAAACAAACGAAAAATTAAAAGTTCTTAAGAGTGTACAAAGTACTTAAAACAAAAAAAAAATTTAAAGATACTTATACCAGTTGGTACTAAGCCTGTTAAGTTTCTTACACAGACACAAATAGAAAAAATAGATAAGTTTTTGAGAAACCCAACAAGAGTAAAACGAATACGTGAACATTATCGACGTGTTAGCAAACTCAAAGATAAACTTGAAGCAGAAAAAATAAAATAGATGTCCATCACGTCATATCCAAATGTAATTACTTTTAGTGGTGGTGTAGGATCATATCCTTACTTCTTACAAGTATCTCGTGGACTTATCGCAGGACACAAGCGTGTATTCAAGTTTGGCTACAACGGTGACATTGATGATTCAGAAGAAACCATCTGGGATGTAGGTGGACTGTATGCCTATCCTGCTAGTGCTGTTACCATGACAGCTACCAGTAGTTCGGGTGCTACAGACGAAGATGTAGAAGTAACCATTCAAGGGGTGGACGCAAGTTATAACGAGTTATCTGAAACAGTAACTCTAGACGCATCAGGAACTGCAACAACAACAGGTAGCTTCTTACGTGTCTATCGTGCATTTGTAGCAAGTGGCACAGCATCTGCAGGTAATATCACAATTGCAAATGGTGGCACAACTTATGCTTATGTATCATCTTCTGACCAACAGACTTTGATGGCACTCTGGACTGTACCTGCAGGGTACACAGCTTACTTGTTTCAGATAGATACAACAGCATTTACAGTACAGAACAATAAAGTTGCTACCATAAGAATGATAACAAGAGAATTGAATGGGGTATTCCGTACCCAACAAAAGTTTGATTTATTTGAAGGCTCATATCATCAAGACATTACTTGCCCACAACCTATACCTGAAAAAACAGATATTGAGTTTCGTGCAATAGCAGATAGTTCAAACGCTGACTTGAGAGTGTCAACAACTTTTGATATTATTTACATAGAGAACTAAGCATGGCTGAACGTAAAAAAAGAACCGTTGCTTTAGAATTGACAACAGCCAACCAAGACATTTACACAGTGCCTGCACGATTTACGACTGAAGTAAACAGCATATATATTAACAATGCTTCTAGTTCGTTGGTCACATTTAGCTTAGACTGGTATGATGCAGCATCAACAACGTTCTATACTTTAGCAGAACTTGTTGAACTACCTGCAAACTCACTATTACAAATTACAGATTATCCTTTGTATCTAGTTGGTAGTGACAAGATACGAGGTCTTGCAAGTGCAAACAGTGCTGTGAATATAACAGTATCCCTAGAGGAGTTTTTTCAGACTTCTCTATAATTTAGCCCAAAGGAGAAATAAATGGCTATCACAACCGCAATGTGTAATAGCTTTAAGACAGAACTACTAGGTGGTCTTCACGATTTAGATACAGACACACTTAAAATTGCTCTTATTAAAGCATCGCCTACAGGTACATACAATGCTAGTACAACCAATTATTCTGACGTAACAGGTAATTCTGATGAAGCAAGCGGTACAAACTATACCACTGGTGGTCAACCACTTGACGGTGCAACTATTTCACTTGATGGTTCTACTGCTATTGTTGATTTTACCGACGAAGTCTTCACTGACGTAACTGTTTCTGCAGATGGTTGTATCATTTATAATACAGCAAATAGTAACTCTGCGATTGCTGTTATTGATTTTGGTGGTACTGTTTCTGCTACTGCAGGTGATTTAACAATTGAATTTCCTGCCGCTGACGCATCAAACGCTGTAATACGTATTGCTTAAGGAGTAGGCTGTGGCGATCATAGCACAGTCAGCACGATACGGTTCAGGTCTATACGGAACATCTGAATATGGCGTAGTCAACCTTACCGCTAGTATTAGTGGTGTTTCTGCTACAGGTACTATTGCTCCTGTAGTTGCAGGTGGCTTCGAGATTGATATTAGTGAAGTTATATCTGCAGGTGTTAGTGCTACAGGCTCAGTAGGAACTTTAAATGTATTTATTAAAGTAACTGTTGTAGGTGTTTCAGCTACAGGTACAATTAATACTGTAAAAGAGAATATCAATACTCCAATAACAGGAGTTAGTGCTACAGGTGCTGTAAACACAGTAGAAGAGAAACCAACTGAAGCACTAGATAGTGTAAGTGCTACAGGTTCTGTTAACAATGTAACTGTTAACCTTGTAGAAAAATTAGCTAGTGTATCTGCAACAGGTACGATCAATACAGTAAAAGAAAATATTAGTACTCCAATAGTAGGAGTAAGTGCTACAGGTTCTGTAAACACAGTAGAAGATAAACCAACTGAAGTTTTAAATAGCGTTAGTGCTACAGGAAGTATTGGTACTCTTTCCTTAAGTAACGCATTTACTATCACAGGAGTAATCGGAACATTCTCAGTAGGCACACTAACAACAACAGGTGTAATTACTGTATTTACTCCGTCAGCTTTTGACAGAAGACACGTTGTTACTGTTCTACCTAAACAAACAAGTTCGCAAAGAGTTGTAAATATTGTGACAGAGCAAATGAGTCCACACAGAATTGTTACTGTTCTACCGTCACAAACAACTTCTCAAAGAAGAAAGGCAGCCTAATGTCGCTTAAATGGCCCGATAAAGATCCTGATGAGCAATTGGACTACTCTATTGATTGGGGTCCTGCTTTAGATACAGATACCATCTCATCATTAGTATGGAAAATCTACGATGCAGATGGGGTACTACAGACTTGGTCAGATAGCCAAATTGTTAATGGCTTGCAACTTGTTAGTCGTACCAACACAGATACCGTTGCCACAATATACTTAGGAAGTGGCACTGCTTTTACAACGTACAAAATAGTGTGTCGTATGACTGCCAGTGACGCAACTATTCGTGAACAAGAAGTTCGCATAAGAGTCGTGGAGAAAAACTAATGGCTTATAACTATCTTTCTCTAACAAATGAAATCTGCAGACGACTTAATGAGACAGAATTAACATCAAGTAACTTTGCAACAGCAACTGGCTTTTATGCCCAAGTAAAGGATGCGATTAATTCTGCAATTCGTGACATCAACCAAAAACATTTTAGCTGGCCCTTCAATCACAACACAGATGACATAACTCTTACTGCAGGCGAGCTAAGATATCCTTTACCAGAAAATGCAAAGTACACAGACTTCGATACTGTTCGTATCTTACGTAATGCTTCACTAGATCTTAATGAAGCACGAAGACTCAAACAGATGAGTTATGATGAGTACATAGATAAATACATAGACCAAGAAGGTGAAACTGACGCTACAAAAGGAACAGTGCCTGAGTACATTATTCGTTCCCAAGACGGTGATATCATTGTAGCACCAATGCCAAACAAAGCTTACACAATTGAATATGAATTTTTTATGTTTCCTGCAGATTTAGAAACATATGATGACGTACCAACTATACCTTTCCGTTTTAAACATGTTATTGTTGATGGTGCAATGTATCACTCGTACATGTTTAGAGATAATCTTGAGTCGGCTACCATCTCTGCTCGTAAGTTTGAAGATGGATTGAAGCAAATGAGAACTTTGCTTGTTAATGAAAATGTATATGCAAGGGCTGTTTAATGCCTGATAGGTGGCAAACACATTCATTTGAGTTTAAAGGTGGTTTGATAACTAACCTTTCTCCGTATCAGCAGGGATTTCAAGCACCCGGATCGGCGAGAATATTACGTAACTTTGAACCATCTATCTTTGGTGGTTACAGAAGAGTAGAAGGATTTTCTAAGTTCGATACAAACGCTGTAACGAATACAGGTGTTATAAGAGGTATACACCATTATAGTAACGAAGTGTATGCCGTACGAGGAGATGACCTATTCAAGTCTAGTGGTTCAGGATGGACACAAGTAAGTGACAACGCAACCTACAGTAGTGGGGGTGTTACAGTTGGTGGTACAGGTAAAGTACGATTTCTGAAGTACGACTTTGATGGTACAGAGAAACTTATGCTTGTCGATGGAACAGGCAAACCATTTAGATTTGATGGAACTACGTTTGAACAACTAACTTCATTGCCCTCTGACACATCAGGTTCTAAGTTTGCAGTTAACTTTAAGAACCACATTTTTCTCGGAAATGGCAAAAACCTTGTTTTTTCTGCTCCTTATGCAGATACGGACTTTACAAGTGCGAGTGGTGGTGGTATAATAAACGTAGCGGATGCGATTACAGGGTTAATTGTTTTTCGTGATCAACTCATTGTATTTAGTGAAAACAGTATCAACGTAGTTGCAGGAAGTAGTGTAGGTGATTTTCAACTAAAACCAGTTTCTCGTGATTTAGGTTGTATTGCTGAAGATACTATACAAGAGATTGGTGGAGACATAATATTTCTAGGACCTGATGGTTTAAGACTTTTTTCTGCTACCGATAGATTTGGTGATTTTAGTCTTGCTACCGTATCGAAGCCAGTACAAGATGAAATACTAGATTTGATTACGAGTAGTCCAAATGGTTTTTCTAGCACAGTTATTCGTGAGAAAAGTCAATACAGATTATTTGGTTACAACACTGGTTACACCAATGCTTCGGCTAAAGGACTTGCAGCCACGCAACTACAAGAGGGTATATCGTTCAATGATTTACGTGGCATAAATGCTTACGTTGTACACAGTGAATATGTAGATCGTACTGAACTTATCTATTTTGGTGCAAGTGACGGCTACATATATAGAATGGAAGATGGTAATAGCTTTGATGGAGAGAAGATACAGGCTACATTTGCTACCCCTTACATACCTTTAGGTGATCCTACTATCCGTAAAACAGTATATAAGGGTATAACATATTTAGATGTAAACGGAGAGGTAGATATTAGATACTCTCTTAAATTTGATTTTGATCAACAGAATGTTATTCAACCGAGTTCATTACTTTTTTCAAACCTTGCAGCTTCATCAATTTCGTATGGTGCAGGGATTTATGGAACATCCTCTTATGGGGGTAAACAAAAGGCAATTTACGAATTGCAAACAATAGGTTCAGGTTTTACAGTGTCTATTTTATATGAAACTATAGGGGATACCATAGACGCTGTATTTACTATTGATGCTGCAACTCTGCAGTATTCCACTAACGCTAGGAGATAAGAAATGGGAACAGGCTACACAAGGAATGATACGCCTAATAATATAGCTGACGGTAACGTGATCAATGCGTCAGACCTTGATGGAGAGTTTGATGCGGTACAAGCTGCGTTTAACGGTTCAACTGGACACTCACATGATGGCACTACAGGTGAAGGACCACAGATAGCAACAGCAGGTCTAGCCAATGGTGCAGTCACAAGTGCTAAACTTGACACAAACATACAAATAGCAGGTACTCTTGGTGTTACAGGAGTTTCTAGTTTTGCAAATGGTTCTAACTCTGCACCATCTCTTACATTCACTAGCGACACCAACACTGGTATCTATAGAGGTGGCACAGACATATTAAAGTTTGTAACAGCAGGAACAGATGCTGTAACGATAGATGCTAGTCAGAATGTTACCATAGGGAATAATTTATCAATTACAGGCAATGGTTCTACATCAGATTTAACTGGTTCTAATATTTTTAGGATTATGGGGGATGATGTTAGGATTACTAACTCAGCAGGTAGCGAAGCAATGGCTACTAGTACTGCTGATGGTGCAGTAACACTTTATCACGATGCTAGTCCCAAACTAGCCACCACCTCAGCAGGCATTGACGTAACAGGTACAGCAGTCACAGATGGATTAACTGTAGCAGGTAACCTCTCAGTAGATGGTGGCACAATCAAGCTAGATGGTAATTATCCAGTTGGTTCAAATAACGTGGCGTTGGGTGACACGGCTCTTGACAGCTTGACCACTGCGGCAAGTAACACGGCAATTGGTTATCTTGCCTTGACCTCAAGCAATGCAGATAACAATACTGCTGTAGGTGCTTTTGCAGGAGATGTTATTAGCAGTGGTCAAAACAATACAACTGTTGGTGCATCTTCTATGGGAGCAACAACTAGTGGTAGTGACAATTCTGCTTTTGGTCATGCTTCTTTAAATGCTAATACTACAGGTGCAAGCAATGTAGCTATTGGTAAATCAGCATTAAATTCAAACACCACAGCATCTGGAAATGTAGCTGTTGGATATCTAGCATTACAAGATAACACAACTGGCTCTACTTTAACTGCTGTAGGTACTGAAGCACTTGCTGACAATACTACTGGAGCTAATAGTACAGCTTTTGGATATTATGCTTTAAGGGCAAATACAACTGGAACTCATAATACTGGAATAGGTAAACAAGCATTAAGATATAATACTGGTTCTTTTAATACTTCTGTAGGTTCTGAAGCACTTTTAAACAACACCACAGCAAGTGAGAACACTGCTGTTGGGTATCAGGCTCTTTATGCAAACACTACAGGTAACTATAACAGTGCCTTTGGTTTTAAATCTCTAGACGCAAATACTACGGGCATTCAAAACACTGCTTTGGGTCGTTATTCTTTAACTGCATCTAGTACAGGTAATTACAACGTGGCTGTTGGAGATAATGCTTTGGCTGCCAACACCACAGCATCTAACAACACAGCAGTGGGTTATCAATCGCTTTACGCAAACACTACAGGAACTAATAATGTTGCTGTAGGTAGTAGTGCATTATCTGCAAATACAGATGGGTTTCAAAATATTGCAGTCGGAAGATTAGCTTTAAGCTCAAACACTACAGGAGATAATAACGTAGCGATTGGTCACTCTGCTTTAGAAGATAATACGACTGCTGATAACAATACTGCTTTAGGTAAAGATGCACTAAAAGAAAACACCACAGCATCTAACAACGTAGCAGTTGGACATCAAGCATTAACTGCCAATACTACAGGCACAAGAAATACAGGATTAGGTACTTGGGCAGTTAGTGCATCCACTACAACTAATGATAATACAGGTTTAGGATATGCTGCTTTATACCTTACTACAGGTTCAGCTAATACGGCAGTTGGTTCACAGGCACTTATTTCTAACACCACAGCATCTAACAATACGGCACTAGGTTACAATGCTTTAGGTGCAAACACTACAGGTGGTAATAACTTAGCAGTAGGTCGTGATTCTTTAGGAGGAAATACTACTGCAAGTAACAATACAGCAGTTGGTTATAACGCATTAACTACAAATACTACAGGTTCAAGCCATGTTGCAGTAGGTCAAAATGCTTTAGCAAATAATACTACTGCAAGTAATAATACTGCTGTTGGTCAAGATAGTTTATTTACTCTAACAACTGGAACAGGCAATGTTGCATTAGGTACAGCTTCAGCACGACTAATGACTACAGGAAATTACAATGTAGCTATTGGTTTAGAAGCACTCAAGTTAAACACCACAGCATCTGGCAATACAGCAGTTGGTGCTCTAGCAGGATTGTCAAATACTACTGGTGACAGTATTACTGCATTAGGTCACTATACTTTATATAGCAACACAACAGGAGCATCTAACGTAGGTTTGGGTCGTTCTGCACTTCAATCAAATTCTACAGGAAACTACAACGTAGCAGTTGGTAGAGATGCTTTAATCTTAAACACCACATCAGGTAATAACACAGCAGTAGGATATCAAGCAGGTTATAGCAATACTACAGGTGCTTACAACACAGCAGTTGGATATCAGGCAGGGGGTTCTCTTACAACTGGTTCTGGAAACACTTTTATTGGTTGTACAAACGCATCTGTAGGAGCAGGTTATTTTGTAACGACAGGCTCTAAAAACACTATTATTGGTGGGTATCATGGCAACCAAAATGGCTTAGACATAAGAACATCAAGCAATAACATTGTGATATCAGATGGTGATGGTTTTCCAAGAGCTTATTACAGTAGTAGTCTTGCTGGGTGGGTAATGCAAACAAATGCTAACAATGATTTAGGTTTTAGATTTGATAACAATAATGCAACTAATCCCTATGGTGCTGTTATTAGGACTACTGCTTCTGCTGATAATGATGGTGTTGAGTACTTTTTGGCTTGTGTTGATAGTTCAGCAACTAGATTCTATGTTTTTAATAATGGTAATGTGCAAAATACTAATAATAGCTATGGTGCTATATCTGATGAGAAACTAAAAGAACAGATAACAGATGCTTCATCGCAATGGGATGATATAAAAGCATTAACTGTTCGTAAGTATAAAATGAAAGAAGAAGTTTCTGCCAAAGGTGACAGTGATGATTTATGGAGATTAGGTGTTATTGCTCAAGAGGTAGAGACAGCAGGAATGAATGGTCTTATTAATGAAAATAAGGATACAGAAATAGATGAAAATGGAAATGTACAAGATTTAGGCACAACAACTAAGACAGTAAAATACTCAATACTCTACATGAAAGCA